ACGCCAACAGCGACAACGCGCCATGTATCGCCCATGTGAACGATGACTTTGTCGATAACTTGTTGTGTGTTCATTTTGCTGATCTCCTGTTGTTGATGACTCTATTGTAGCGCTGTTTCCGGTAACGGCAAGTCTTTTTCCAACTAAATCGTAGGTGTTTACCCCTAAATAATCTGATTTACGATGTTCTGCTTTTTAAGCACCTTGCCCAGCACATTGTGGTCAAGTGATGCCCTGATGGTCAGCAGGTAGATGACCGGCTTGATGCCTGACTTGTTGATGTTCTCCACCCTGCTAGACGCCTGTTCCAGCGCAGATGTTGACCATGTGCATTCGACAAAGACAATCGTGTCGGCGGCACTCAGGTCAACCCCTTCTGACATGGCCGCAATGTTGCCCACGATCACCTTGGTCTGGCCAGACTGGAATGCCGCAATGTTCTCTGTGCGCTTGGCGGCCGGCGTGTCGCCCACCACCACCACCGGCTTGTGGTCTTTGAGTTCCTCGACAAGCCCAAACACCACATCCTTGTGGTGCGCGAATACAACAACCGGCTCACCGGATTGCAGCAGGTCGCTGATGAATTCGGATGCCGCCTTGATCTTGCGCATGCCTGCCTCACGCATGATCTCGGCCAGCCCCTCAAAGGCCATCAGGGCGTTTGGATTGGCGACCAAGGCATCGGCATCAAAGGATTGCTCACGCTTGTCAATGGGCAGGTCAAAGGTCACTAGGCTGACCTGTGGCTCTTTGTAGTCCATGAAGATGTCTTCCTTCTTCCTGCGCAGGACATAAGGCCGCATCAGTGCTTTGAGTTCGGGGATGTTGGATGCACCGCTGACATCCATGCCCCAAGGCGCTGACCACATCTTGGCGTAGCGTGCGGCAAAGTCAAACCAGCCGCCCCTGTAAATGCCCAAGCCATGCAAGATTGGCCAGAGTTCGATGGGCCTGTTGGGGATGGGCGTGCCGGACAGGGCATAGACCCTGTCGATCTTTTTCATCATGAGCATGGCGGCCTTGGTGCGGATGGCCTTGTTGTTTTTGAGCCTGTGGCACTCGTCAAACACCACAGTTTTAATTCCTGTAAAAGCCGTGACACTGGATAAAATGTCGTAGTTCACGATGGTCACGCCAGAGCAAATAATCTCTGCCGCCTGCTTCTTTCCGGTGATGACTTTGACGGGGATGGACGGGTCGAGCTTGTTGAATGCCGCCTCCCAGACTGTCTTGGCGATAGCTGGGCAGACAATGATGGCCGGCAGGTACTCAAGCGCCGCCGCTGCCGCCGGCAGGGTCTTGCCCACACGGGGCTGGTCGGCAAGGATGGCTCGCCTCTTGTCCAGCAGGAATTGCTTGGCCTCTTCTTGGTGGGGGAACAGTTTCATCGTTTTCCTCGTTTTCAGCGGTTTATGGAATCTTGATTGTGTCCGATAAAAAAACAACATGCAACATTTATTTGTGCTAAAGTGCAATTGTCTGGCCGCCTTGGTCAGGCTGAAAACCTGAAAACGATCAACCAAAAGGAAACGATCAAATGTCTACAAGAGTCACAACCGGCGAGGTGCGCACCTCCTACTTCTCAGGCTTGCAGAGCCGCAAAAACGAAATGAATGGCAAGGATGAGTACAGCACTCAGATCCTCATTCCCAAGACCGACAAAGAAACCCTGACCGCATTAAAGGCTGCGGCCAAAGAGGCGCTGGTCGCCAAGTTCGGGGACAAAGTGCCAAAAAACATCCGCAACCCCTTGCGTGATGGCGACACCGAAACAAAAGGTGACGGGTCGCCATTGGGCAAAGAGTACGCCGGCCACTTCTTTTGCAATGTCAAAAGCACCGCCAAGCCTGGTGCTATTGACGCCCACGGCAATGACCTGATTGGCGCGGACGATATTGTCAGTGGCGACTATGTGCGGGTGAGTTTGAATGCCTACGCCTACAGCCAAGCCGGAAATTCTGGCGTGTCGTTTGGCCTGAACAACATCTTGTTGCTCAAGAAGGGTCAGCCTCTGGGTAGCTCTAAGCCAAGTGCCGCTGATGACTTCGGCATCGGCAAGTCGACTGCACCAGCCGCCGCTGCCGCCGAGTCCTCAGACTGGTAAAAAATCGGGGGGAAAGCGGATGCTGAGAACATGGTGAACACAAGAAACCATGAGTTGAATCGTGGGGATCAGAACCCACCCAGACGCAGCGAGTACCCCCACCTTTAAACAGTCTGCTTTGGTTTGTCTGGCGCAGAATCCTCACTGGCTGATAAAAGCCGATCAAGCGCAGCAGCCAATGCATGCACCGACTCCCACAGGGGTTTGACAGACCCAGACATCCAGCGGCTCACCTGTGGCTGCTGGATGCCAGCCTCACGGCATACGGCATTCATTCTGATCCCGTGCTCTCTGGCCTTATCCCGAATATCTTGTACTGATTGCATAGGTGGATTTTAATCTAACAATTAAAATTATTGACTACTTTGCAATATTCTTTATTTGCTGTAAACTTCGTGACACTATTAACTCAGGGGAACAACATGAACAAATTAAGCAACCGCGCTGATGCAGCCTTGGACTATCTGCTGTGCTTGGTGATTGGCTGCGGCTTGGCTGCGGCACTGGTGGTGTGGTGGTCGGCGTGAACGATCCAGCCCTTGAGCCAGCGCTTGAGGCGGCAATTGAGTTTATGGATGACTTGCTGTCGCCAGAGGTCTATGGCCATGCAATACCAGCAGACGCCCACACTCGGGCCTTCGTGGTGCGTGCCATGCTGCGCCGTGAGTACACCCGCAGGATGCAAGATGCGCGGACTAAAGCCGGTCTATAGGGCCGCCATCATCCGGCTGCTGAGCATTGGCCCGTTAAGCGTGGCCGAGATCGCTGTGCGTCTGCCATGCGCCTTGGCCACTGCTTACGACAATGTCCGCGCACTGCGCAAGGGCAAGGTGGTGCGGGTGCATGGGTATGAAAAGTCCGGCAATATGACCACAGCCTTGCTGACGCTAGGCAGTGAGCCGGATGCGCCAAGGCCGCTGTCGTTCACGGCCGCCGAGCGCATGCGCAAGAAGCGCCACAAGATGAGCGCTGACGATAAGGATTTTCTGAATGCACGCCGCCGTCAGAGGAATCGAAAGATCAAGATCGACCCACTGACAGCGGCATTTTTTGGGGTAAGTAGGTAATGGATGCTGCAAGTCAACTGATTGACTCGTACTTGAATACAAGGTTTGAGGTAGATGGCAAATTTACATTGCAGCCAAGAATCAGGAGTTTTGAGATTGAGGGTTTGTTTTCTGAGAAAAACCATCAGTCAGCGTCTTGCATCACCGCATTTAATCCGGCCAGCAAAGTTTGCTCTGATGAAGAAAACTTGAGTTTCCATGAGAGGCTGATTCGGGAGGTTGAATCAATGTGCGTTCAGTTTCTACCAATGCTGGGTCGATGCCCTCGTGGCAAATGGAAAAACGAAAATGGCTTGCTGCTGCTTGGTGTCAGTCTTAATCAGGCCAAACAACTTGGTCGAAAATTTAATCAGAATGCAATCGTCTTTGTTGGCAGAGATTACACCCCAGAAATTTATGTCATTGACCGCAGCTTAGGGTTTGTAAATCCCTTGAGGCCAGGCCCAGTCTGTTAGCAAACCCTCTTGATAGGTGTAAGCTGGCATCAGCCCTGTTTTCTGGTCAGCATAAATTGTGTCTGCTGGTGATGCAATTCGATTTCGCTCACCAAACGGCCCGTAGTTGACCCAGCTATTTTGGCCTCGCGTCTCTGACGCCGCTGCCGGCAATGCCTCTGGCGAATACATACGAGCATGAGACTGGAATGCGTTTTCCTCACCCCTAGCTCGAAATCCTACGCCGTACTTGGCATGCCCAAAAACATCATGGACGGCGCGGAAAAGATCGTTGTATGTCGTATTCGGGTCATTGGCAATTCTCAAGTCCGATCTAGCCAAAAGTGGGTTTCCGCTTATGTCGGCTGCTGATGATCCAAAGCCCGATTCGGTGGGGAACACTGACATTCTCTTGTTCATCACAAGATCGTTGATTGCATTCCGTGGGTTGCCGTATGGATCAGCACCACGGATGAAATCAAACTTGTAACCCGCCTTTAAAAGCTGCTCGTACTGATCCTGAGTTTCTTTGGCCAAAGCCTTGTATGCTTTTTTTGTTTTTGGATCATTGGGGTCATGCTTCATTGCCGCATATTCTTTGGCAATTTTTTCTGCTCGCTTGACATCAACTTCTGCATAAGGTTTTTGCGGACTGTAAGTGATGCCCTTGTCAGCCATGTACTGTTTGGCAATGTCAACGATGCGCTGATCAGTGCCAAACTGCTCCATGCGTCCACCGACATCAACTGCTTCCGGCATGCCTTCTAGGCGCGGCCCCTGAAACCGCTTAGGTGGCAAAACCCCAGGCATCAACCCCTGCTGCTGCAAGTAACCTTCAGTCATCCTTGCCGCTGTTGGGCCAAGAACTTTAGCCCCCACCTTGCCAGCAAGCCCCACAACTGGAGCAACACCCAATGCCGTGCCGGTATAAAAGGCCGGTCTGGCGGTCTGCATGATCGACTCATACTGAGGATTCAGAACACTAAACCCCATCTGGTCAGGGGCAGTGCCAAGCAGGCCGGAGACGGCAGCATAGGTGCGCGGGTCTGGCAGGGTATTGACATCACGCTGCGCGGCCAAGGCTCTGGCCCTTGCTCCTTGGCGCTGGATGTTGGGGTTGCCAAAGAATGGCAACAACTCTTCGTCATCAAGCAGGGCCATGATGTTCCTTATTTGCCAGTAACAGATTTAATCTGCTTGTAATAAGTGTCGATTGCGTCCTTCATCCCTGGCTCTGCTTGGCCAATGGCCAGCAACTTACCAATTTGAGCGCTCAATGAATTCGGGTTGTTGACCACGGCCCTGCTGGTATCAGACACCCAGCGAATAAACCTTGGGCTTTCCAGTAACCTAGCAGCCGTGTTGCTGGTCAATACCAAGCCGCTGAGTGATGCTGCACCACCAAGCAAGGCACTGGCAGCATCCATGCCGGCAGCACCACCAAGAGCCAGCCCACCGCCGCCAAGTAGCGCTGATGTGACCATCTGAGCGCCAGCAGTGTTGGAAGTGTTGACCATCTTCCCAGCCTCACGCGAGCCAGTTGCCACCTTGACCAAGTCATTCATGGCGGGGATGATGTTGCGATAACGCTCACCAGCAAACAGCACCATTTTGGCGCTGTCGCTCAAGTTCATCCAGTTGGTCAAGAATGTTGTGGGGCTGAACTGGTAGCTACTTGCACCAAGTTCAGCGCCCTCTTTGACGCCGGCCTTGGCATTGCCCAATTGCTGCCACACTGATGCAGACACTGTGTCCCACTCATCGGGTTTGAAGTTTCTGCGCAGCAGTTGCAAGCGGCCAATGCCGTCCTTTGTGCCGGACAGCGCCATGTTGGCCGCTGCCACATCCAAGTCTTGATCAACAATGCGCTGCAATGCAGGTAGATTGACTTCTCGATTGAAACGCACATATCGGTCGTGGAGCCTAATTCCTCGACCTGCAATGTCGCCAGACTGGTCAGCCGCAGCCACCACATCCCTGCGCAATGCGTCATACAGCCGAGCCAAAGTTGGACTTTGAGTTAAACCAGAAATGTCTGGTCTTTCCAATTCCTTGCCAACAGCAGTTCGCATTTGACGCAATGCCTCAAATGGAACACCGCCAAAGCCTGACTGTGCATCGGTTACAACCCGCATGGCTCGATCAATAACTGGCCGCAGCATTGGCCCGTATGTCTCTGGGCTTTTCGCAATCTGCGCCTCAAGATCAGCAACCAGTTGGGCTGTATTTGTAGCTGGAAACCTGTTTTGTGGGCCGACTGCGTTGGACACAATATCGTCTAGCTGTTCGCGCCTTTGAGCAAAACGCTTTCCAGCGGCGTCTGCGCCTTCTTGTACAAACTTACCCAATCCGCCTTTTTCTGTAAGTACGACACCAGGCGTAACACCTGGCCCTTTAACTGCACGGGAAAGCTGCTCGGCAATCTCTGTAGCGCGAGTACCCATCGCCTCGGCCATCCTAGAATACATGGGGGCAATTACCTGAGCGCCGCCAGGAGTCTGTAGCAGACCAGCCTCAACCCGCTGAATGGCGGGGCTTTGCGTGGCCACACCGGCAGGCAGTGGTATGTTCTGACGGGCAGCAGCTTGCGGTATGCCTTGCCGAATGCCTGCAATCCTTTCTTGAATGGGGGTCAACAGTCTTGGCAGACCAGCCTCAATAAATTGGCCGAAACGCTGACCCAAAGCATTGACTGTGATGTCCTTGGCAACACCAGCGGCCTGCTCCAAGCCTGACCGAGTCTCTACAGTTGGGCCACCATACTGCATGCCCATCTCGTAAAGTTTTTTGAATGCAGCACCACCGAGTCCAGCACCGCCCACCATTGCAGGTGGGCCGAATGGAGCCATCAGAGTAGCACCAAGACCAGAGCCAACCATTTCTGAAATTTCTGGCGCAGCACCGGCAATGTCACCAACTGTTGGCAATGGGATGCCAAAAAATCTTGGGTTGTTTTCATTCATCAGCGTAGGCCGCTTGGTCGCTGGGTCTGTATAAATGAAATTGTCTTTGTCGTATTGCTGTGCATCAGGAAAGAATTTTCTGAGCGTTGACAGTTTGTCTTCACTAGTTGATGCAGAGCCTACAGCCGCACGAACACCGACTGGTGCGCCAGTCGTTTTGTTGATGTCAGCGCCAGCCGGCATTGCTTGAAGCATGCGAATGTAGTCAGCAATCTTTTGCGCCGCCGGTTTATCACCGGCAGCGTCTGCTGCATTTAGCGACTGCAATAACTCATCAATTGTTGGATCAGCCATTTTTTACCTCGTAGTTGCCGGATACTTACGCAAGGCTTCTAGTAGTTGCGGAGACATTAAAGGGCTTGGTAAAGGGCTTGGCGCTGCTACCCCACCAACAACAAAATTGCTAGGCATGGTCATTATCGGAGAGCCAAACTGTAAATTTTTGCGGTTAGCTTCTTCAACAATTCGTTTTTCCATTTGTCGTATTTGAGCAAAGAATGCATCAGGGCCGCCAAGCCCCCTGATGTAAGTAGACAGTGCAGTTGGATCACTTAGCTGTGCCTGCAACCTTGGCAAATCTTCCTTGTTAAGAACACCAAGTTGCGCTGCCAACCTTGCTTTTGTCAATAGGTCTTCATACACGGCAGACTGGCTGGCTCCTTTTTCTCCAAGACCGCCAAGTTGCATGCCTTGATCTCTGACCATATTCTCCATTTTTTTCAATGCGGCCACAAAGTCTACTGCCGCAATAATTTCGCCCCTGTTTTTTGAAAATTCTTCAGGTCTAGCAGCCATAGGCGCTGACTTCGCTCCCTCTGGCAATTGAGCCGCCACGGGGCCGTCTGCTGCTTGCGTTACAGGCCTTGCTGGGAATTGTGGTTGCGCCATTACCCGTGCGCCAGCCGTAGCTACTGGCGGTGTAGGCAATTGAGTTCCAGCGGGTTGAGGGCGTGCAGCCGCAGCCGGCAATTTACCAGCATAAGTTGGCTTTGGAAACGATGATGGAATTGGCACAGGCTGCTCATAGACTATTTTTACAGATCCATCAGGCTGCACTTTCTCAACTGGTACAGGCTGGTTCAATATGCGATAAGCCAAAGCATATTGGGCCGTACTTGGATCTTCGTTTAGCAGGGTATCGTAAGCACCGCCTTGCAGTCCACTACCAAATATACCTTCGTATTTTTTGATGAGTTCTGGCTTACCAGTTATGGTGTTCATTTGATAGACGCTTCTGGGATCTAAGCCCATAGCTACTATCTCATCTTTAGTCATTGTTTTAAAAGAATCAGCTCCTTGAACAAGTTTTGGCTCGCCAGTTCTGGTGTTTATTTGATAAACACTTTGAGGGTTTAAGCCCATAGCGACTTTTTGTTCTTGCGTCATTGTTTTAAAAGAATCAGTCTTCAATGATTCTTCAAAAACTTTTGGCAGCATTGCTTTTGGATTGAATGCAACAATGGCTTTTTGTTGAGGATTCAAATTAGTAAATATATTTCCATCGCTTGCTGCTGTAGGCTGGGCGGCAGTCATATCCGGTGGCGGGATCAGTGCTTGACGCGCCAGCGTTGGCCCATAAGGGCCAGCCGTTTCTATTGGCGCTCCAATGGCCGCAATGAGACCTGGTGTTTGTGGGACAACACCAGCGTCAGCTTTAGGATAAAGCTGATCTCTTATTAGTTTATTAAATTCTTCGTCTCGCTTTGCTTCCTGCAACTTCTGGTTAAGCAACAGATCCTGCACCGACCCAGCACGCGCCTGTTGGTAGCCCTGCTGGCCAGCTTGCAGAGCCGAGCCAAGGGCTTGGCCAAGGCCGATGGGGGTGGTGCTGCGGCCACTGGCTTGCAGCAATGCAGCCGCCGCTGATAGGGCTGCATTACGATTCATCAGCTTGCGCTGATCTTCGTTGAACAGCGCATCAAGACCAGTGGGCGTGCCGCCCTGCATGCCGCCAAACATGTTGCCAAAATTTGCAAAGTCAAATGGTGTTGACATTTTTATCCCCTTAACCTAATGCGCCCAAAAGACCACCAGCAATTGCGCCATAAGGGCCAAACATTTGGCCGCCAGCCAAAGCACCACCTAAAGCACCGGATGCGACATTGCGGCTGTACGGGGTTTGTGTAGTGCCACCCAAGTTGGCTGGGTTTGCACCCAAGCTGGACTGGACAATGCCAAGTTTTTGCAAACCGATGTTGCGGATGGCATCAAGCTGTTGCTGCTCAAAAGCCTGACGCGCACCGCCCAAGGCCAGCACATTCTGACCGCCTTGCAGATTCTGTCCCCGAGCGTATTGAGCCAACTGAGTAGCCTGACCAAAGCCCTGATTGCGCAAGTTGGCTGACAGGTCAGCGGCTTGCTTGAGTGCAGCGGCATTGGTCAGTGAAGACTGCACACCTTGGCGTGATCCACCAAAGGCTCTGGCTTGGGTTGCAGCCTGACGATCTCTCAAGTCTTGCATCTGGCGGCTTGACTCAATATCGCCAAGGCTGCGGTCAATAACCTCTTGCGTGTAAGGATTCATAAACCCGCCAATTTCCTGACCAGTGAATGGGGTCAGGGATTGGTTAACGATCTGCTGCTCACCAGCCTGATACAGAGGGTTGTAGCCAGCAAACTGCTGGACAGGCAATGCCCCTGCAACACCTTGAGCCTGAGCAAAGTTTGTGAGAAACGCACTCTTGATGTCAGGATCAATTGAAGTTGAGGATGTTTGAGTTCCACCTTTAGACATTTTTCGCCCCTTATCCGAGTAAAGATTTCATTTTTTTGGCAGGTATCTTGCCATCGTTGATCATGTCCAGCAGCCCTTGGCCGTACTTTTTGACCGCTGATTTTTTGATGACATATTCGCCGCTGAGTAGTGCGCCATAGCCTTCGTCTGGGCCTTTGGGGTCTGGGCCTTTCAGCCGATTCTTGGTAACCTTGCCGCCCTTGGCAAAGCCGCTATCGCCATCCCCTGATGCTCCATATCCACCACTCGATTCCCCTGGATTGCCAACTCCAGAATCAGAACTTGTTGGGCCACCACCCGACTCACCTGGATTGCCAACTCCAGAATCAGAACTTGTTGGGCCGCCGTATGACTCCCCTGGATTGCCCACTCCAGTTTCAGAGCTTGTGTAGCCGCCGGCATATGACTCGCCAGGATTGCCTACTCCAGATTCATAGCTTGTAAAGCCGCCGTATGACTCACCAGGGTTGCCGACACCTGACGCATAACTTGTTTGCCCCATTGAGGGCATCCCAGAATAAGTACCCATGTTTTCTACAGGAACACCATAGTTGGGCTGGCTTGCTGGAGCAGA